GCACAGCTTGCCATGAACTTACAGGTGGCCTGCCATGTTAATGTCTAATTGTCATCCATGTTAATGTGTAATTGTCACTGAGCACCATCTGGGCGGCATAGATCGGCTTGGCTTTGCTGACGCCGTGCTTGACCGTCTCCCGCCAGGACTTGTCGTTCATGGTCTTGCACTCCCACAAGGCGGGATAGGCCATGCCCAGCGTTGCGGGGCCGCCATTGAGCACGCCGTCGACGTGCCCTTGGATGCGGCCACCGGCGACGGAAAAACCGAACTGACCGCCGCTGGCCTTTTGGGTGTACAGGTCGAATCCGGCCATGCGCAGCCAGCGGATGGCCAGCTCTTCGAGGGCGTGTCCCACCTCGAAGATGCGCAACACGCGACCCGGGAGGTCCCTTCCAGGATCGACGGGCGTTTGGAGATACTCGTATTGCAGCGCGCGCTCGCAGGCAACGCCCAACCTGGACGCACCGAGGTAGGTGCGCTGGGGCTGTTTGTCACGATCTGAGCTCAGCGCGGCGTCGATGAGCGCGCCGATCTGCTCATGGAGCTTGGGGCGGTGGTTGAAGTCCAGCATCAGAACGGCACCCCCGTCGATGCCGACTTGCCTTGGCGGGCAAGTCGCTCCTCAAGAAAGGCGCGATCCTTTTCGGCCATGCACTCGTGCTCGACGAGCATGTGTTCCTGATAGGCGGTCACCACCACGTCAATCAGCATCAGCACTTCGTCTTTGCTGTAATCCGCCAGCGGTCGCTGCATGCCGATGGAGCCCACATACTCGCCAAGCGGCGCCAGGCAGGACGCCATAGCCGAGAGCTCCATGTCACTGGGATCGATCATGTGGCCTCCCGTCTTTTCCATCAGCCGTGAGAAGGCGCCCTGACAACGCATGGAGCAAAACACCCAACGGTCCGAGTAGCGTCGTGGGTCGCTGCGTGGCAGGCGTGGGTTGAAGTAGCCGAAGCCCTTGGCCTTTCTGGAGCAGACTGCACATTTCACGCGGCCTCCCAGTGGGCATCGTTAGCCGCCACCACGAGGCGCTGAATCGACGACTTGTTGAACTGGAAGGACAGGAGCGCTGAGGCCTGATATCGCGTCATGCCAAAGTCGGCGCGCAGCGCCTGAGGCAAATACTGCAGTTGCTTCTGCGTGGGCGGTTCGTTCAGCCAGCGCCGGGTCTTGTGCGCGGAGTCCGCCGACTCGCGGTCGTTCAGCCAGTCATCGGCTTTGGCCATGCAAACGGTGCGCTCGCCGACGGCCAGCAAGCGCCGCTGCAGATCTTTGCCGCCGCCCACGGCATGCCAGCGGCCATTCAGGAAGAACACGCCGCCCCAGGCGTTGAAGCCGGTCGCCATCAAGGCGTCGTCACAGCCGAACAGATCGCACCAGCGGAAGTTCGACCGTTTGAGCAGATCGATCTCGGTCATCACGAAATCTGCCAGTGCGTCGGTGTCGTCGGCGTTCTCGTTCTCCCAGACGAATCCGCACAGCGGGCATTCGCGGCAGCCCAGCGGGACGGTGGCTTCACAGGACGGGCAGTCCTTGGTGGGCGCTTCGCCGTGCCGCTGGTGGCCATCGAGATTGACGTCCTGCTCCAATGAGCCGTGCATCAAGGTCGCGGTGCCGAAGTCCAGGACCACGCAATCGGTCTTGATGACGCCAGGATGCTCCGTTGGGTCAATCGTTCGCAGGCCCCGCCCGATCATCTGGGTCAGCATCGACTTGTGGGAGCTGGGTCGCAGCAGCACCACGCAGGAGGTGGGCGTGAAGTCGTAGCCTTCGGTCAGTACGGCCACATTGACCACGACTTGCGCGTGGCCGGATTCGTACTCGGTCAGTCGTGCCTTTCGCTCTGCCTCTGAGAGCTCGCCGTGCACGATGACGGCGGACACACCGGCGTCCTGAAAGGCCTGGCGCACGCAATCGGCATGGGCAACAGTCGAGCAGAACACGATCGTCTTGCGGTCGCCGGCCTTCTCGCGCCAATGACGGATGACGGCATCGGTGATAGGCGTCTTGTTGAGAATGGCCTCGACTTCCGTCATGTCGAAGTCGGTGGCCGTGCGCCGGACCCGCGTCAGCTGTTCCTGCGCGCCGACGTCGATGACAAAGGTGCGTGGCGGAACGAGGTGACCGGAGGCGATCAGCTCGCCCAGCGTGATTTGATCCGCAACGTTGCTGAACACCTCCCGCAGTCCCTTGCCGTCACTGCGGGCAGGCGTCGCAGTCACCCCAAAGATCTGGGCACGTGGGTTCTTGTCCAGCACCCGATCGATCACGCGGCGGTAGGATGCCGAGGCGGCGTGATGCGCTTCGTCGATCACAAGCAGATCGAGGATCGGGATGGCAGCGAGGTGGTTGTCGCGTGACAGCGTTTGCACCATCGCGAACGTGGCGCGCCCGGACCAGGACTTATCCCGGGCGTCGAACACGGAGGTGCTGACGCCTGGGTTCACCCGTGCGAACTTGGCCAGGTTCTGGCCGGTTAGTTCGTCGCGGTGGGCAAGGATGCAAGCCTTAGCATCCGGTTCGGCCAACAAGCTCCCGGCCACCGCCGACAGCATGATGGTCTTGCCCGATCCGGTGGGGCCAACAGAGAGCGTATTGCCGTGTTGGGCGAGAGCCGCCAGAGAGCGCTCGACCAACAGGGCTTGGCGGGGGCGAAGCATCATGGCGGCGTCTCCCCTTACTGTGCCCAGCTCGGGCGACCCGGCACGGAGGCACGGCCCGTGGCCTGGGCATACGCGTTCGACCCGTTGGCTGGCGCCGCAGCCTTTGTTGCTCCGGTCGCTGCGCCCATGAGTGATGCGTAGTCCTTGTGGTCGGGCGTGATCGCGGACTTGATGACGCTCTTGTCCTGGCCGTTCTGGTCTTTCTCCCAGTCGACCTTGCCGAGAAACTCGATTCCATCGAGGTCGGCAAATCCGCTGATGCGGCGCGCGTTCTGCGCGACAGGACTGTTGTCGCCAGGATGAACGCCGCGCGCCGAGTTGAGGATCGCCTTGACGAAAGTGCGTCCCATGTTGGCCCACTCGGGTCCCTTGGGACTGTGCAGGCCGACCAGCGACCACATCTTGCGACGGGCGAACTCACCCTCCATGACGACGAACTCGCAGTTCAGGTACACCGAACCGGTGTTGTCGTTGCGGGTAGCGTAGCCACCGGTCCATCCCTGCGACGCATCATCGAAGCCGCCGGGGCGGATCGTCATGCGGACACGCACCAGCGTGCCCCTGGGGATCAGGTCGAAAGAGGTTTGTTCGGAAGCAGAATTGAAGTCGAAGTAGGTCATGATCAGGACTCCTGAGTCGAAGTGGATTTGGGGATGGCAACGGGCGCGGGACGCGCGAAATCAAGGCGCTCGGTAGCTGGTTTCGCCGGGCCGGCGATCTTTTCCATCAGGCGGCCGAGGTGTGGCTCCTCGATCGGATCAAGGCGTCCGGAGCGGTCTTTGGCGGGGTAGCCCCAGGCGTTCAGCGTGTGGCAGACGAAGGCGCGGTAGCTGGTGCCGTCATCGGCCTTCAGTTCGGCCAGGGTGATGACCTCGTCGACGATGCCGGGCAGTTCAAGGCCGGTCTTGGAGCCATCGATCTGCAGCGAGAACACGCGGCGATTGAAGTCATCCAGACGCTCGTCGAGGATGCCGACGAACCACACGTTCTTGCCTCGCGTGTGCTGCAGGTGGGTCAGCCAGGCGATCATTTCCTGACCCATCAGCCCGTATGCACCCCGGCTGTCGGGTTTGCCGGTCTTCTCGGAGTAGGCCTGGGGCTGACCCTTGCACCATTGCAGGCACAAGCGACCGGCCACGGTGATGGAGTCGACGAACACCGTGTCGTACTTGTCCAGGACCGACGGATCACCGAAGCGCGCGCACACGGCATCGAAGTGGGCCTGGCTGAACGGCTGGTCATCGCGCAGCGCTGGGTTCGGCCCGCCGATGTACACCGCGAAGTCTCGGCACTCTTGCCAGGTGCGCGGGCGGATCGTGTCACCCGCCCAGCCCTCGACGGCCAGGTCTCCAGCCTCGAGATCGAAGAACAGCGTGGCTGTGGGCTGCAGTGTCCAGAGTTGCGATGTCTTGCCGATGCCGCTCTTGCCCACGAGCACGCCTTTGACGCCACGGCGTTCGGCCAGGCGCTGGTCAGCAGTAATGATGGGGAGGCTCATTTGCCGGCCTCCTCGGTGCTGATGTTGGCGAACGCGTCAGCAACGGTGGTCATGCCGAGTGCGCCGCGCTTGCGGGCCAATTCGTACAGGTCGCGCAGACTACTCAGGCGCCGATGGATGACGCGGGTTTCGGACTCCAGGCCCTGGATCGCAAAGGCCACGTCATCGATGGTGGCGTCCTCCAGCCGACGCATGACTTCGTCGGGGCGGCTACCGTCCAGCGCTGGGATGCGGATGGTTTCCGGCAGATCCCGGAGGTACATCTCCGGCTGTTTGCGCAGCAGTTCGAGCAGCGTAGGTTTGGTTTTCATGATGATTACTCCTGAAGCAGAGCGAGACGGATGCCCGGCTTGCCGGTCTTGAGGGTGCGTGCCGGGGCGAAGGCGCTCTTGAGCGACTCGGGCCACGCGTTGAACTTGGTTTCCGAGATCCGGTAACTGATCTCCACGTACTCGGACGGGTCGTCACCGTTGGCTGCAATGCGTCGGGTGATCTCGGCGAGCCGCGTCTGATCCCAGTCGACTTTCTTGGGCAGATCGGCGGTGATGCGGACGTGGCCGTCGTCGAAATGGACAACGCCGGTGTCCTTGCCCGCTGCCAAGCGCAGTTGATGGGCGCGGTCCGCGTACTTGATGTCCAGTGCCCGATCGACGTGTTCGACGATGGCCTTGGCCGCAGCCAGGAGATCAGCGGCGTCGTTCTTGAGCTGGAACAGCGATTCGCTGGCAAGCGCAGCGAGTTCGCCGGCGGGGGTGGTCAGGACTTCGTCGGGGGAGATGCGGTTCACAGCGCACCTCCCGCATTGACGCGTTCAGAGGTGCTCTTGCGCAGACTCTCGACCTCGTAGGCTTCGATGTCTTCGATGCGATATGCGACGCGCCCCTGCAGCTTCAGGAAGACCGGTCCGATACCTTCGGAGCGCCAGCGTTCAAGCGTTGCTTCGCTGACCCCCCAACGTTCGGCCAACTGGCCTTGATTCAGATGTTTGACACTCACGATGCACTCCTTCTGATTGTTGCGAATTCGTGAGGTCAGTTTCGAAGTCGGCCTGTGCGGGCGTCTGCCGCCGCCATGTACGGGCTGATGTACGGGCGCAGCTTGTGCGGGGAAAAGCGGAGCCCAGAAAGCAAAAAACCGCCCGAAGGCGGTTGTGCGCGGTGCTGCCAACAGGTGGCTGATCAATCTCGGCGGAAGCCATACTTCCCCTTTTCAGGGTTGTCGATGTAGTCCTCCCAGTCCGTGTTGCCGCTGAAAAGGTTCTGCATGCGCTGACTGCGAGCCGTCTTTTTTTCTGCATAGGCGGCGCCGAGAATTTCTGCGGCTGGGAGAAGCCACCTGTCGTTGAGGGCCTGCTCGAACATGTAGCGGACTGCCGCAGCCTGACGCTCGCCTTTGATCGTCCAGGGCTTGGTCTTCGTGCGGATGGTCAGTGTGTTGGTGTATTCGTCGAAGTGCACCGGCAACACTGGTCGGATCGCGCCGTCGGGCGGAGCGGCCAGGATTCGATGCAGGAGATCCATGTCGATGCACGGTGTGGCGACGTAGTCGACGATTGCAGCTCGTAGCGATGCGAAGCGCTAGCTACGAGGCGGCCGCACAAACTTCGGCAGCACACCGCCCGATGACAAGATCAGGCCCTGCTCAGGCAAGCTCGTCTGGCTGAAATGCCGAAACACCTGATCGACCGATTGGGCCAACCCGCGAACGAGCCAGACATCTGTCAGTGCCGGCCCCACTCTGGCCTTGCCCAAATGCCACAATGAATCGTCCAGCAAGGGCGTCTCAATTCCCTTGCGCAGGGCCTGCGCGATACCGAGAAGATCTGCAACGACGTTCAGGATCTCCGGCGGTCGAACGCTGTAGACGGCGACCTCAGCGGCCGGGACGAACTTCCATCGAAAGGTCTCGGGGCATCGGTATCGATAGCGGTCAGGCTGGTCGTCCTCCACCAGGTCGACGTGCACTTGGTCATCGCCCAATGGCGCTGGGTAACTCCCGGAATACCCGACGCAATCGGCCCAGTGTTCCAGCTGCTTGGCGGTCAGGGAAGTACGTCCGAAAGCACTCCACCCCGGGACGCCATGAAGCCGCTGTCCATCCCCATCGACAATCGGCTGCCCTGACTGCTCGAACAGGTCGATCAGCTCAAGCAGCGACTGCGTCGGCAGGGGCTTCGACGACATGGCCAATCTCCTTCACCAGATTCCATTTGGCGAGAAGGCGATCGCACAGCGCCCGGTCCTTTTCCCGCTTGGTCTTGATGTTGCACTTGTTGTCGTCACGCAGGATCACCGTAATCGTCCGCGCGCGGTCCTTGCCGACCTTCTTCAGTTTGATCGACAACTTCGCGTAATTCAGGTGGTGATCACGGAAGTCGAAGGTTGGACTGATCAACGCCTTTGCAGCCGTGTAGATGTCGTAGGCGTCCTTGGTCCAGATCTTCACCAAGAGCGACCTGCCATTGGCAGCGGAGTAGCCGAGCTCGACGACCTTGACGTAAGCCACTGGCTCGCCGGCCAAGTCGAAGTTTCGCGGCGCTGCCAGGCTCTGGTAGTCGTACTGCTTGAGCGGGATCTTCTCGCCGGTGATGGGCGATTGCAGCAGTGAGTCAGCCACGATGCGAGCCAGCGCTTCGCGGCCCGCCGCATCTTTCGACAGCACCTCCAGGTGTCCATTGGCCGGCTCATAGGTGATGTGTGAAGACACCGCCCGGATCACCTCTTGCGGGACCAGTTCGCTGGCTTGCACGCAGTCGATGATCTCCGGCGGACGGTTGTGGTGGATGCTGATCTGGTACAAGTCCACGTCTTCGCCGGTCTGCGTGTCGGGCCGCAGGCGCTTGAAAATCTGGATCGCGACGGCGTCATCGGAGCATCCGAGTTGTTGCGCGACGGTCTGGTGGAACGCAACCTTGGCTGCTGCATCGTCGAGTACGGCGAGGTTGGCGGGCGCCATGAAACCCGAGTAGCAGGCAGTGCTCTGCCGGAACACATCGGCCTGCCGTGCGTTGAGGGATTCCTCGAAGATCACGGGTTCATTGACGTGCAGCCACAGCGCCCGCTGGTACTGGTTCGGAATTGCGGCGAATGCTTCCCGGGCGGCGTCATCGAAGATGTCGTCCTTGAAGCCATCGATGACGTCCTGGCCTGCGCCGTCCGACAACAGCACGATCCGTTCAGCCACCTCCTCGATCCGCTGCCGCTCACCCACCCCAAGTGCAGAGAGCACGGCCTCCATCTGTTCTCGCTGCTCTTTTTTCGGTTTCTTGGCGTCCAGGTCTGGCATGGGCAGGCTGAACTCGTCTGCCATGAATTCGCGGAACACGGCCGGCGGAAGGTGGCCCAGGAGCTTGCTCAAGTTCTCTGCATCGTTCATCTACATACCCCTTTCAAGGTGTGGATCGGGTTGGTATCAGCCCCTACGGCCCCTTTCCTTGCTGGGGTGTGCAGACCGATGACGTTCGGTGTACCGAACGATTGTGATTGTCTCGGAGCCGTTAGGGGTTTGTCAAGCAGGTACGAAAACGTTCGGCCTAGTGGTATTATTTTCGGGCTGATGCCAACACATGAGGAGAGACCAGTGCCATCGCCCCTGGGGGACAAGATCCGCACATTGCGGAAACAGAAGAAGCTCAGCCTGGAGCAGTTGGCCGAGCTGACGGACTCCAGCAAGAGCTACATATGGGAGCTGGAGAACAAGGACGACCCCAAACCCTCGGCCGAGAAGATCGGCAAGATCGCCGCCGTTCTCGATGTCACCACGGAGTTCCTGCTGACCGAGTCGGCGACCACCCCTGACGAGGAGGTGCTGGATGAGGCCTTCTTCCGTAAGTACAAGAACATGTCCGAGCCGGACAAGAACTCGACAGTCGTAAGTTCTTTGAAAAAGAAAGCCGGTTGAACGCTGCCAAAGCGCATGAATTCCCCTAGACTCTGAGGTTGAACTACCCACCTTACCGCCTCCAGGA